TTTTATAAGACTTCAGAAATTTCAACACCATATTTTTCTTTTAGCATCGGAATTAAGAATTTTGTAACTTGGGATGTTATAGATAATTTAGAATTAGAGATAAGTTCTAGTGATGATAGTCCAAGTAATCTTTATATAGGATATCGTGAGAGTATTTCAGGAAGTGAATTAACATATATATTACTACAATATAGTATTAATGTAACACCAGCATAGTGTAGGAGAAAAAAAATGACTACTATTTATGTTCCATATCAAATAAATGAAGTAAATAATTTGCCAGGTTTTATTAAAAACCCCTCACCAGTTGTGTTTTTTGCATTAGTGGGTAACTTAGTTAATGATGGTGGTAGTCCTACTACTCTTGTTACTGCTGGTAATTTAATAGTTCCAAGTACACTTTTAGATGTAGAGATAGGATATGTTTTAGTTTTTGCACTAACTGATAATACAATAGAGGATCGGGGTGATGTACCAGTACTAGATTGGCACGAGAATTGTTGGGATGCCACTAGAGAAATTAATACTAACGGCAATGTTTTCATAAATGTTTGGACTGGATTAAAATTACCTGGAGGATCTCTGGCGGCAGGAGATTTTGCTCAAGCTTTATTTATAGTTCAAGATAATTTTGGTTTATTACCGTCATAGATGAAATGGGGGGGTTATTCCCCTTCTTCTAATGGTTTAATATCATTCTGATCTAATATTATTTTTTTAAATTTTGATCCCTTTCTATAATAACATCTAGTCTTACCTTTATTTTTTCCTTTTTTAAATACATACGGATTAAAGACAAGTCTAAATCCTACTGTATGCCCACTAGCGTTAATATAAGATGATCCACAAGGTATCATTTTTTCTTCCTCTGTATTTTCATACATCATTAATACCTGTATTCCTCCATTATAATTACGGTTTCAGGTTTAGCCATTGCCAGATCAACTTCCTTTTTATTTCCAGTTTCACAAGTGTAGTACTTGAATGTATATGCGGTTTGCCCTAATAATTCTGCGGCTCTTTTTTTAGTCTTAGTAGCCACAATTGCTCTGCATTGGTAAGTATTTTCTTTAAAATATTGTGATGTTCCATATACTTTCATTATTTGCTGTTCCTTTCAGCGGCTTTTAAAGACTGAATTGCTTCCCCTTCCGTCATGTAACCAGACACCCTATCATACGGGCCACAATTCGGGCAAAAATAACCAAGATAAAAACCAGCGGCAGACTGACAAACTTTAAGAGGTAATTCGGTTTTACAATCCATGCAAGTGATTTCCATTTTGATTTCCTTTCTATTTGTTTTTAGTTCGGTTGTTTTCACTCCCCTATTTTTACATTACAAAGAGTAAAGCCCAAAAGATAGTGACAATCGAAAGTCCGACAATGTTAAAGATTTTTTTATACCTTTGAAGAGTCATTTTTATTCTCCTTTTTAATTTTAGTTAGTTACTTTCAATTTTTACATTCAGTATATAATCAGCGGCTTTCTGAGCTTTCTGAGCGGCTTCTACTACGATCTTCACGTTATCTTTAAAAGCTTTGCTCCAATGTTTGATATAAGCGGCAGAGTTTTCAATGACTTTGTTTTCGATTCCTGCCATTCCACAAAGCATAGCGGCTGTCATTTCGGCTACAAGCTCTTCTTTGCTGTAGTTATTGTCTTCTTCTTTAGATCTATCCAGTCTTCCAAGATGTGCAGTAGAATGAGCCAATTCATGAAACAAGGTTGAGTAGTATTCTTCTACCGATTCAAAGGATTCTTTTTTTGGCATGGTAATAATATCTTTATCTCTACGATAAGAAGCTTTATTACCATTTTTGATAGTCGGACAATGTGGCATGTTAGCAACAATTTCTTCACATACGTCAATCGGATTAAATTCAATCTGATTAACATTATTTTCAATTTTGCTCAAGTCAAGATCTTCACATTGTTCCGTATTGAAAACATTGTAGTAACGGAGAATGTAGCGTTTCTGCATTTCATTTTCTCCGTTAACTTCAACTTCTTTATCGTAAATTTTCCAGAAAACAACCAGTCTGGATTTTTCGCCCTTGATAACTTTGCCACCTAATTTTTTACATTGATTAAAGGTCAACCAGTACGGGGAATCATAATCGGCAAAAGCCAGCAAGAAAACATTGATTCCCCTGTAACCTTTTTTTGAAACAAGGTTATGCGGCATTGCAAGATTATACAAGGACTTCCAAGGTTTATGCCAAGGAACCACACCATTTTCAAGGCTTTCCAGAACCTTCTGAGTTACGATTTCGTAGACTTTGTTGCTCATGATTTTTTCCTTTCGGCTTTCGCCTTTTGTTAAGTCGGTTAAAATCCCTTTTTCATTCTTATAACTAATTATATCTTGTATAAGAAACTTTGTCAAGCAAAATCGACATATATTTTAAATTTTTATATGCAATAAATTCAGATACTTATACTAATATAGAGACTTTTTAAAAGAAAACCTTGAGCTTTGAATCGTCATTATCAATAATATGTTCCTTTTCTAAAGGTTCCAAAAGTGTTCGAATTTTGTTGATGAAAAATTTATCAATCATGGTTTCATGGTCATACTGAATAACGTCTTCAAATTCAGTAGGCCACTCTTGGAATGTAATGATATCAACCTCAAAGGGATTTTTCTTAACATAGATTACCTTTGCCTTTAGACCCTCATAGATGTCTCCATATTTATTCTTAATATCCAGATGCTCCAAAAGCTTACGGTAATTATGAACTCCTCTGACATGCCAAGGAGTACCCTTTATAGGATTACCACTAGATAGATATTTACGGATATTATTTATTCCTACGTTTGCGGCTAATTCTTCTGGAGTCATTTCTCTTAACTCCTTTCTATACTTTCTGATTATAGCGGCTATATCTTTATCTGGCTCTTGCTTTACAATCATCTCCATAACTTTTTTCAAACGTGGTCTAACTGCTTCCGAACTATCAGATCTAACTATCTCCAATCCTGTAGTTTTTAACTCATCCTTTGGTACACCTTCTTTATTGACTAGGTGGTATGAATATTTTTTCTTCTTTATAAATAGAGCGGATTTAGCAATGATCTCTTGTTTGAATCCAATCTTGAAATCATGTACTTGAGAATTGTAATCACCTAATTGAACTTCATGGAAAATTCTATTATCAATATATTTCTCCATTTGAGTAGATATTTTTATGATCCATTGTATCTTCTCTTCATCTAGTAGTTTATTCCATACATCTCCGTATCCTTGATTATTAATCCATTCATCAATACCTACAAATAATGAATCGGTGTCGATATATTTTACATAGTCTATTTCTTCTTCTACTATAAATGGATTATATATATCATCATTTGACATTTTTTTAAGAAGATCTGTTAATTCTGGAGTAGGATTATTTAGAAGCTCATTACAGAACCTTTCCCCTTCTTTAATCGTATGTCTACCTCCAGCGGTAATAGCAGAAGCAATATGGACATTGAAATATCTAGAGTATGGTACGCTAATAATTCCAAAGAAAGCGTTCATCATAATCTTTAAAGCCAACTGTAATGAGTCAAGTTCTCTTTCTCTTTCCTTACATTCCTTTTGTTCTAATCCTTCACATTCATTAGCTTGAAGTCCAAATGCATCTCGTTTGTCTTTTACTTCTTTTCGTTTGAAGAAAACATTCTTTTCAACCTTTGCTACTACTCCTTCTTTTGTGGTTGAGAAGATAGCTCCGTTAGGTGCAATAGCTAACAGCCCTCTATCTAAAGCCATGTTAAATTTATCTAATTTATCCCCTTCCATTCTTATAACTTTCCACTTTCCACCATCTTCTTTGACCATCTTGAATTCAGGGAATTCTTTTCTCACTACACTTTTGATTACCTGATATTCAGGCATACCAGAAACTTTGCCTACAAATGTTTCAAGAGACATATTCAAAGCGATAATATGAGATGGATAACTACTTGTGATATCAACATCCACAACCCATAACCACAAGCCAACTTGAGGATCTTTGACATGTGCGGCTTTAAAATGCTCTTGTTGTTGACCTCCGTAGAAATGAGGAGCGCATAAATTATTCCTTCTGTAGTAAGTCAACATTAACCCTTCGATTAATTGTGTTTGAGCATTGTAATACTTCATAGGACACTTACATAGAAGACTTAGAGCTTGAACCATTCTAATGTACCCTAATTTGTTTTCAAGGTCATGAACACGCTCACAGTCCACTACGTTGTAATTAACATATAGATTCCAATCGTTTTTCATTAACTCATTCAGATTTTTATATTGAGAGTAGTCTAACTTTCCTTCTCCCAATTCCTTTTGACTAACATACTCCAGAGTATATCGTTCAAGTTTCTTTCCATACCAGCGATAAACATTGTAGTAATCCAGAATTGTGACTCCTGCAATATCAATATTGATATCATCCGACATTTTTTGCTTCCATATATGAACATTATTAATAGGAGATAAAAGGTCAACCATTTTTTTACCAACTTCTTCCCCCCAAATATTTTTAGTTCTATTGATGATATAAGGTAGATCAAAATCCCATATGAACCATCCACTAAGAACATCGCATTTATTTTGAAATACAAAATTTAAAAATCTACTTATAAGATCATGTTCCGTTTCACAATGTATATATCTTACTCCTTCCATGTTACCAGTATAAGTGATTTCAGTATTAAGATGATTATATCCAAAAGTCATTGTCTTATTATTTTTACTATTTCTAATAGATATAAGTGTTATAGGAAATTTAGCATCTTTGGCTTCTGGAAATCCATCAGGACTATATACTTCAATATCAATATAGTATGTAGTCAATGTAGGTACAAAAATATCTTCATCTGGTATACTGTAATACCTTTCAGCAAGAAATTGAGTTTCAAATTTTACTTTGTTCTCATACAAATGACTAGCATCATTTGTTTTCTGAAATTGATGGTAGTCAAAGTATGTATCAAAAGATTTTTTATGTACCGATTTTCCGTAGATTGTTTTGATGTCTGATTCTTTGGAGGGCATGTAGAGATATGGAGTCCAGTCAATTTTGTCATGGTGAGTTTCTTTTTCTCCTTCTACTTGTTCCCACAGGTGCATAATAGATTTTTGTGTATCATAATATGAATTTATAAACATAGATCCTCCTCAAGCGTTATGGTTTTCTTCAACCCATCTGCTTATAAGTTAAATTCTTCTTCTTTAAAAAATTCCTGTTCTTGTTCTACTCCAAACGTCATTGTTTTAGTTATTGTTTTAGTTTCTTTATCATAATAATAATTTGAGAAAATATCAGATTTCGTTGGTTGAACACTACATAGATCTTTAGCCATTAATTTTATAAAATTCTTACCAAAGTTTAGCATTATTGTTGGATCTATTATGCTCATTCTAATGCTCATTCTAGTAAACATCCTTTGATTTTAGTTTTATAAATCGAATTCCTCTTTTTTGAAAAATTCATCTTTTATTACTTTTGCTTTTCTTTTAGCTATAAATGGTTTTGATCTACATGGAAGAAGAAGTAGAAGATCCAGATAAAGTATTTCTTCTTGATCTTCTAATTGAGCCTGATTATACAAATCATCTCTTTGTCTACCAACTCCAAGCATTAGTCTCTCCTACTTCTTCTTTTCCCTTTTTTCTTATCTTCTAAAGCTTCATGATCTACAGATTTTCTATCATCTCCAGAAATTTCTGCATCCTCAATCCATAAATCAAGTTCACAGCTATCATACATTTTTAAACTTCTAGCGTCAAGGTAAAATTTATCAAATTGCCCTACTCTCCCACCTAATCTATTTTTTGTTATCTTATAAAGGATCTCATTTTGATAAGCCATATTGTCTTCATCAGTTCCTAAGATAGCCATAAAGTCAGCGGTAGCAGGAACACCTAGTGATTCAGCAATGTAGTTAAAGTCTAATTCTGTAAAATTTACAAAGGTTCCTTCTCTGTTTAATTGTGATACAGATACTACAGGGATCTTGAATTCAAATGATAAAGCCCGAAGCTCTTCTGAAATCCTCTTCACCGTAGAGTACATGTTATTTTCAGTCTTGTAAGCTGTCTTCATCAAATTTATATAGTCAACATAAAGGATCTGAGGATTTTTATCTCGCATTATCAATTCACGTAAATATATTTTGAAGTCAAGTACAGAAGCTTCTCCAGTAGGAAACTGTTTAATGAATAACTCTCCTCTGTTTTCAGTATTTTTAATATTTAAAAGCTTATTGAATAGCTTCTTCTTGTAGTCCTTTGACATGTACATCCTGTTAATGTCTAAACAGGAATAAATACCATCAAACCTTTGAGCAAATGCATCTTCTCCCATCTCAAGAGAAATTACTACTGGATTATATCCGTTAAGAACTTGCCTAGCGGCAAAATTAGCCATTGTATTACTTTTGCCACCATGAATTTTTGCAGTTAAAATATTAAGAGTAAAGGGAGGGAATCCACCATTGATAAATTCATCGAATACTGGATAAAATGTAGGTACTTTGTCTTCACTTGCTGTAAATATTCTTCTTAGTCTTTCCGCTAATTGTGCAAAATAATGAAGACCTAAATCTATTTTCAAATCTTTGACTAATGCATTTTCAATTCTATCACGTATTCTATTACGCTTTTCAGGATCTTCTACTTCATCTACAGATTCAATTATAGCATTTTTTATAGCCTTTTCTTTTAAGTAGTCATTTGATTGATCCAGCAAAAATTTATAGCTATCCGAAACACTAAAATCTATAGCTTCTACTTCATCCAATAATGTTTCTAACCCTTCTTTATTCTCTTGTGAAGAATTTATAATGGTATCTTTAGAAGGAATTCCATTGTTTTCACCGAAGTATGTTTTACAGAAATCAAATGCATGTCTTATATAAGGATCATCGAAATACTTTGCTTCAAAAACAGAAGAAACAAGCACTAAGAAATCCTTGTCACTAGTCATGCCCTTGACTATGATTTTTTCTATAAAGTCAGAATTTATTCTTTCCATTATTTTTTATAATCTACCCATTTTCCGTTTTCCTGAATTTCCATTTTTATATTATCTCCACTCATCATTTCCTCAACACGTTGATCTAATGTCTTCTTGTCTATAATCTCTGTAGCTTTTCTATTTAACCATAATTTAAATTTTATATTTTCGGTTAATCGTTTGAGGGCAATTCTTTTATTCTGGTATTGGCTTTTTTGTTCTCTACTTTCTCCAACTGCTCCACTTTCTTTATGAATTATTCTTACTCCAGAGTCAGTTTTATTTTGATGTTGTCCACCTTTTCCACCAGATCTAAAAGTTTGAACATCTAAATCTTTTTTAGTTACCGAAAATAGTAATTCTTTTTTCATAGTAGATATATTACACTATTTTTTACATTTTGTAAACGTACTAGTTTACAGACATAACTATTTATGCTATTATGTTGTCAAAGTAAAGTTTATTATATAGTAGATAATAGGAGAACTGCCAATGAGTGAAGAAGAAAACATATTCGAAGAGCTAAAATCCCAATACCCAATTGATGAACTAGTCAAGTTTGATGAGACAGATATTCAAGAAAAATTAGCTGATAATGTCTTTCAGATAATAAAGTTCAAGGAGCTTTACTATAAAGAACTTGATATTTATGAAGATCTTGAAAGAAAAATGGAAGGATTGACAGGTAAACAATATAAATACTATAGATTCAATCAAGATGAAGAATGGACTAAGCCAGAAATAGAAAAGTATTGTTTACCACAGGATAAGAAAATAATTGGATTGAAGAAAATAATGAAGAAACAAAAAATAAGAGTTAGATTTTTTGAGCTATGCTATAAGGGATTTGAACAGCAAGGCTGGAGAATGAAGACTTATTCAGACAGAGACAGACATGGGATATGACATTAAACTAGTACTATACAGAAAAATTCGAATAAAAATACTCTCACAAGACGGAGTTGATTGCAGTAAATTTATGAAGGAAATGAAAAAAGCCTTCACCCATAAGGTAAAAGGTTATTTCTGGAGTCCTAAGTATAGATCTGGAATGTGGAATGGTCAATCATCATTAATTACCGATACTGGAACATTTCCCTATGGTTTACTTCTAGATTTTTTAAGAGAAGCAAAAAAATTTCCAGAAGTTAAAATAGAAGTAGATCAAGAAGTCAAGGATCTTTTTAAAGGAGATGACTTAAATCTTAATCTTGACTTAGCTCTTTTTCCATATCCATATCAAAAAGAAGCGGTTGAATACTGTTTGAAGTACACCAAAGGAATTATACGGAGTGCTACGGCATCAGGAAAATCGCTTGTCATATCTTATATAATAAAAGCCTTGCTTGATAATAGAAATATAACTAAAGTACGTAGAGCGTTAATCATAGTTCCTTCAAAGCAATTGGTTGAACAGTTTTTCACAGATATGCAGGAGTATGGATTAAATGAGAAATATATCGGACGTATATATGATAAGATAAAGGATAAACCCATTCAATGGGCAAAGACCATAGTAATTACTACTTGGCAATCTCTAAAAAATAATATGGATAGGATAAATGACTATGACGTAATAATCGGTGATGAATGTCACCAAGTAAAAGCACATGAGTTAAAGAAGATATTCTCTAAATCACCAGCTAGATATAGAATAGGATTTACAGGTACAATGCCTAATGATCCTTTAGAAACTCTTAACACGAAAGCTTTTCTTGGCCCAATTCTCAGAGAATATCCTTCTGGATTACTAGGTGAGCAGGGATATATAGCAAAATGTAATGTGAAGATATTAAATATTGAATATCCGTTTGGTATGGAAGCTCAATATTATGATGACATGAAAAAAGAGACATTTGAGTATAAGTTTAGAATGGATTTAATAAAAGATATAGTCAATCATGTTGATCATAATATTTTACTTCTTGTGGGATATCACAGAGAAGGAAATCAGTTATTAAATTTTCTTGGAAACTATACGAAAAGAGATGTAGTATTTCTATGTGGAACAGATGAAGTTGATTACAGGGAAGAGTGGAGACAGAAAATGATAAACGAAAAAAACATTGCTCTGGTTGCCACATATGGAATATTCCAGCAAGGAATTAATATTCCTACCCTCAAGTACCTTGTATTAGCGGCTCCGTTTAAAAGCAAGATTAGAGTACTTCAAAGTGTAGGACGTATATTGAGAAAAAATGAAAATAAAAAGGAAGGTGCTTTTGTTTTTGATATAATTGATAATGTGAAGTACTTACGTAGTCATGGAAATAAAAGAATCTTGTTTTACGAAAGTGAAGGATTTGATGTAAAAGAATTTACTCTTACTGATAAAGAGCCTTACGATTTACACCAAATCCTCCCCCTCTGATTAATCTTTCATTTCATCATAATCAATATAACTAGTGAATTGACCAATGACTCCGTATTTTGAATCCCAAATGTAAGATTCAGCGGCATGATAACCTTTGATGTATCCCTTTCTGTAATGCCAAGCATCTTCTGTAGCAATTGAAGGAATCATTCTAATTACTGTTCCTGCATGAGTATCCACGTTTGTCCATTTCATTTCCATTTTTCTATGTTTATGTCCAATGTGAATTTCTCTGTACTTTGAATTTCCCCAAAGCATAGGTTCTTCTGTAGCAATAATCCCAGGTAAATCTTTAATCGGCTCTTCTACTCCATGAGTAAAAACTAATAGAGAATCACCCCAAGGATAAAACTTTCTCCATTTTGCTCCAACATCTACACGGACATCAGGATCATCAGCAAATATTTCTCCTATCACATCACAAAGATAATAGGAGACATTTGGATCATGGTTGCCTGGAATCCACACTATATCTACAGGAGCCACTTGTCTACAATAATCAATTGCTTTGATTACTGCTTTCTTGGCTTTAGTATAGATCTTTATCAAGCGTGAATCAACGTCCAACGGATTCCTATTTTGTGGAGTCAAATTTGTTGGATCGTCAATATGCAAGAAATCATTTCCAAAAGGAAATACAATTCTTGAAGGGCTATAGCCAGCGGATTTATTTAAAAGGTCTTGTACGGCATGAAGGAATAACTTCTCAGCAATATCTATATCATAATCATTAGGAGTTTCTTTATCCCATGCCAACATACCAAAATGAACATCAAACAAAGCTACTTCCAAAAGATACCTACCAATATCACTATTATCTACTTTCGGATATGCAAATTTTGGAGTTTTGATTTGTGGTACTTCTTTTATCAAAGCACGAATAGCTTCAACCCATTCCATATTATGGAGTTTAATTAGCCATGCTTGAATTTTATACATGGTAACAGTCTTAGGTTTATTTACGTATATCTCATAACCCTTTGCATCTTGTTTACCTGTAGGATGTTTAATCTTCAAAGTAACTTGCCATGATCCAATGGTATATCTATCAACTTTCCATTGAGTCATATCTACTTTAGCTACTTCTAAAGCCTGTTCTAATGTAGTGATTGTTAGTGATTGTAAGTCAAGTGTTGCTCTGTTTTGTGAGGTACGATTGAATTCTATTGTTTCTTCTAGTGGTTTGTGACCTTGTTTAATTGCATTTTTCTTTAACGGTCTGATTGTTGCTCGTATGTAAGCTTCATCTACTCCTAATTCTCTTGCTAATTTTTTTCTACTAAATTCTGGATTTTTGTAATATTCTTCTCTAATTCTTTCTTTTTTTGTCATACAATTTCCTCCCTATTTACATATTCTTCAACATTTTCTTCTTCTTCGTAATCTTCACATTTATCATCAGGTAAAAATTTATCTTTAAATTGGCAATACTTTAAGTCTTCCCAATACATTTTACATCTATCACATGGTAAGTATATCAATTTTACTAACGATATCATTTTTATTTCTTGTTTGAATTTCTTCTGGTGGAAGAGCGGATACTTCTTTATCCTTTCCTAACTGAGTCTTTGAAGTTCTCCAAGGTTGACCAGCGGCAACAAAAGCTTTATTGGTTTCTTTATCTCCGACTTGACTCATTCTCATCCAAACCTTTTCCCATGTTTTTTCTGGAAATAATGAAGACATTGTTTGTAGGGTTTGAGAGTAGTTGTCATAGTCTTCCATACCTTTAGCCATTTCAAAATGATCCCATTTCCACTTATCGGGATCTGGTTCCCAATTCCTAGTGAAGTTAGTTAATTTATTAAAGAATGGAAGTTCTCTATATTTACTACCTATTATAATATTTCCAGGTGGTCTATCATCATCAGTAGCCACTCCCCTACCGTCATCTGGATAATTAAAACCACTCCATGTAGTTTCATCTATTTTAAGTTTTTTATGTCGCATAAGGATTATCCATTTTTCCTTCATCTGGTAATCTCATAAAATCATTATAAGCTTTTTTTAAACTTCTAATTCTACCTTGTAAAAACTTAGTAGAATATGCATTATATGTTTCTCCGAAACTTCCTTCTTTTTCTGCAATGTTTATAGATCCTAAAAGTTGAACAGCTAATTCTATTAAAAATTTATATGTCTCTTCTGCTAATCTTTTAATTTCTTTTGGAAGATTTTTATCTAGTCTTCGCATAGCAGACTCAGCACTTGATCTTAATTTAGGAGCATTTTTTTTAACTGATTTTATTGTATCTTGAGTATATGAGTTATTCATATCCATTCTTCTTGGATCTATATAAAGATCTTTTCCATACTCTCTAGCACCCTTTTCTATTATACCAAATTCTTCTTTAATGTGATCTTTCTCAACCCAAAAATGTGTATCACTATTTAATTTGGCTAGTGATCCTAAAATACAATGAGCGGCTTCTGCCATACGTGCCGCACCAATTTCATATTCTGTATTGTTTCCAAATCCACCTTGACCAAGCATTTCCCCATATTGAGTTTGAAGAGGACATTGCTCATTTAGATAATTTTTAAATTTCATTTCTCTTTATCTTTTCCTCTCCAATTGGTATTACCATAGTACTTGTCTTTTAAACTTGCACAAAAACCATCTGGATCGTCTACCCTCTTTCCCATCTTAGCTTTACAAGCGTCAAAGAATCCTTTCTTTGAAGGTGGATGTCCAATTGTATCACCGAATTTTTCTACAGAAGATTTAGTCCATCCAGCCGTCATAACTGCTTCTTCTCTAAGTTCTGGATCTTTCATAAACTCTTTTGTGTCTTGGATTAGTTCTTCTACTTCTATTTTATCTAGAATGTCAGACATTTTATAATTCCTCCAATGCGTCATCTGCCATATCAGCAATCTTAATTGCTTCTTTTTGATCCATCTCTTTTTGACTTACGGCTTTCTTTACATCCTGTAATACTTTAGAAATATCTTTGGCAGATTTTGCCCTTTTAATTCTATCAGCAAGACTTTTATATACTTTACTGGCTTCTTCTATTTTGTCTTCATTTAAATATTTATCTACATTATCCATTCTCTTCTCCCCATTGATCAGGTACATAAGCACCTAAGATATGATTAAACTTTAATCCTTTTCTTCCTAAATTTTCTATAGTCTTATCAGCCGAAATAAATTCTGGTTTATTCTTTCTATCTAAGTTAATTATTTCTTTATTACTTCTTCCCCATGTTCTGGTTTGTCCTGATCCAATTATGTTGACAGTAGTTCCACCAAGATAAGAACCACCGACCACGCTCATTTCCTTGACTATAGGAACGCAAACTTTTCTTTTAGGATCGTACTTCTGCCCTTTAGGACATTCTCCTCCAATAACGTCTATGTGTCCTTTAGCTGTATTAATAGCTACGTTAGCTGTAGTAGTTGCTCCACTACCAGCGGTCATAGAAACTTGATCTCCTATTAGTCTTTCTATTTTATTAACGATATCCATATTCTACCTCATTTGGGTGATTTTGTAAACGTATTATTTTTTTGAAGCGGCATCTTTCATCTGATTAAAGAAATGTACTAGGTTCTTTTTTTCTTTACCAGTTAACTTATTCCAAGTCTCTTTATCGTCTTTAGAAAAATTAATCCACATTTTATCTAATTCCATATATGCATCTTCTTTAGATTTTCCTTTTACTGCTTTATAGGCTTGTGTTTTTATTGCAAGCTCTAGGTTTTTTGTACCTTCACCAACTAATAGCCTGTCTATCTTATCTAATATAGTCATATATAACTTCCTCCTAACCTCTCTTATATTTATTCCCACTAACGGAAGTTATATCTCCGTCATCTTTTAATCCATCCCAAGCTTGATTGAATTCATGTCTTTTTAATTTATATTCTTTCTTTATCATTTTGAATACTTCATCTTTAGTCATTGGCCCATGTTCAAGAGTATCCATTATTCCATCTTCTGCATCTGTAACGGATTCAGACATACCTTTACCATTGCCTTGTCTCTTTCTCATTTTCGTCTTTCTTTCTCCTCTTCCTCCTCCTGTACCAACTGGTACACATTCTTTTTTAATCGGTCAGTAGTGTTCTCCTTCTGGACAGGCTTTTTCTTCTGTCAAAAATAGATCAAATCTTTTTAATATAGCATCTTCTTCATTTGATTTTGACCATTCACCTAGACAAATAGCTACATTCTGGTCTTGAGTTCTTTCGGAACCTTTACTAACCTCATGCATACATACGTCCATATATTGGTTTTTGGTTTGTCCACTTTTTGGTTTAGGTACAGGCATTTTACTTTCCTCCTCTAACGTAAGTCTTTTCTAGTGATTGAGCGAAACGGGATTTTTTAGGAATAGTATCTTCTTCTTTTACTTCTCCAATTTTTTCGAATTTGCTTTTAGCCGCACCACATTCTGGACATGGCCCATCCCATTCAGAAAAAGATTTACCCTGTTTTACAGGATCAAATATCCATCCACACGGTTTACATTTATATTTACTTCCTAAGTCTTTTTCTTTTTCTTCTTCCTCAATTTCTGGTTTCTCTTCAACTTTAATATCTAAGAATTTATCTTTAAATGAAGTTTTCTTTTCTTCTTCTTCCTGTGGTTTTGGATTAAAGGCATCATTAAAGGCATCTATAATATCATTATTATCTGGATCACTTACCATAAACTTTTGAGTTTTAGATAGTTTTCCTTCACTAACATTCATAGATAAAGGAATTTCGATGTCTATATCACCCTGCCAAGGCGTAACATATGTGTTATTATTAGCAATAACATCTAATCTACCTTTGACTATAAGCTCTTTATTCTTTGAAATGGACTCCGTAAGTTTATCATTGATTACATTTTGAAACGGAGGAACTTCTACTTTAAAACATCCTTCTTCAATTTTAGTAGGAAAGCCATACTCCACTCCTCCAAAACTAAATCTAAGGTATCCTTGAAGATCCTCTAACTTACATCCACTACTTGTATCAATTTTAAATTCTAAGATTTTAGATTCATCTATTTTAATTTTCATTTTACTTCTCCTGATTT